ATTTGAGATGTTCCTGAAAATTTAATACTTTTAATAGGTTTGGATGTTATAAACTCTTGAGAGTAATCAAAATATACACTTTGGTCATCACTTCTAGTAGGTGGAAATCCGCTTGAAGCTGTATATATGTCTTCTGTTACATCATCAGAATACGTTAAAGTAAATTTAACAGTTAACCAAGTTGACCAATGACCATAGTTAGCAAGTTGAAAATTTAGCTTATAATGTCCTGAAGGAATATTTGAAGCAGGAATATAAGTCGTACTTATATTACTATTTGATGTCCACTCTTGACATTTTGTTTGATTTTTACCCCAAGCACCGTATGTGGTTCTATTCCCATTAAGGTCTAAACTACCAGTATTTATAACACTACCACTTGGTAATGTAGTGCTCGTCATCAAAGGGATATAGTTGGTGTCAATATAATTATTACCGTATTTATAATAGTGTCTTCCTCCTGTATAAAAATCATAATCTGATGGTGTACCTTCTGAAACAGGTGTATGTGTTACTTTGAAGTTGTATAAACAACCAAATGTTGAGTCTACAGTTCCTTTAAATATAAAATCAATAGAAATAATATCTTTCACCACGTTATAGGTGTTTTCTAAATGCAAAGTATTATTTGAATGGCCATTCCACTCGTCTAATACCTGTGTTGTGCCATCTATAAAATTTGCTATTGCAGTATAGCTGTCTAAATATCTTGAAGAGTAATAACCACCTTTGGGGTCATCCGATGAATAATAACCGCTAATAGACCCTTCACCCGCTATTAAAGGCTCATCGAAAGTATATCTAACTGAATAGGTAGAACTCGAAGGATGAACCCAGTCATTTGCAACTTCTGAATTAAACAATTGCCATGGTTGTTTTGAGTTATAATCACTCCCATTTAATAACGTAACTGTTCCACTAGGAGTATTAGCACTTGTCATATTTGGCATTATATAAGTTGTACCATACTTCCAATACTTCCTTTCAGTAAGTTCTTTTTGTATCTTATAACTAGGTATTATTTTGGTAGTATTATAATTGTATACGTCCTCGCTAAAATCAGCTTCTGTAATTGGGTCTGTTATGATAAGAACATCTGTTCCTTGCCACCACAATTCGTTATTTACTTTTATATAGGACTCATTAAGGTCTATTGAGCCAAGCCACTCATAAGAGTAACCTGAATAATTCCTTTTCCCTATATTCATAGAATAATTATCTGTTGCTATTGTAGTGGAACTAATAGTGCTGGCAGTAGTCCAATTTTCTCCATCAATACTTGCAGATAATATATATTGTGTACCATTAAATTCTGCTTTTATCCAATATGTAGTGTTTGCCGAAATAGAATAGTCAGTATTAACATCCCAAAAATTTGAAGAACCGTTACCACAACGAACTCTTAAAGTTCCACTTTGAATATAAATAGTTAGACCATAATAATTACCATTGTATTGTTGTTCACATATACAACTTTGAGTAGACACATCACTTCCAGTAGTTACTTTAAATTGTACTTCCCAAGAATTTGAACCGTGTGAAAAAACATTTGGTAATTTAGCATAATTACCACTGCTAAACCCACTCAAAATACCGTCATTATTTGTTAAAGTACCAATTTCTCTTATATTGTAATGCTTGTATTCACTTTGATTTGTCTCAACCACTTCTCTTTCTTGCGCCAAAATACCTATATCTGTAAATCCTTGATTCGTACCAGTCATTGAAGTACCTTCGATTTTATAATAATTGTAAAAATCAGGACTATTTACAGGTATATTCCAATAAGCATTCGCACTTGTTATGGTTGTAGAATAATCACACAATTTATTCCAAGTTGTATTATTGTTAGAACCGTACACAGAGCCACCTGTAAAGTTTTCCGCAGAAGTTCTATTTCTCATTTCTAAACTTGATACTTTTAGAGGTTTTGGATTATAAAAAGAAATCCATGATGGGTTTTGCGTACCTGAACTTGCCCATTGAGAAGATGTAGAATTATCAAAAGCCATGTACGCTTGATAACTTGAACTATATTCTGTTATTGCTTTGGCAGCAAACTTGTCTTTTCCCATAGTACCGTTATAGGTAAGATAAGGGGCAACAAATCCATGGTCAAAGTATTTATAATACTTTGTTTCAACAAAGTGGGGGTCGAATACTTCCTCATTGCTATAGCTATACTCTTTACCGTATAGCCTTACACGGTATACATTAACACCGTCATTTGTGCCCCCACCAGTAGTTAAAACATAGAACAAGTAATACTGGTATGGAGTATAGTTATCGAAAGTCACTGACTGCTCACCTAAAGCTCTCCAAGTCTGTGGGCTTATATAAGTCCATGTACTATTATCGTTTGAACCTTGTAAGCTTACATATACTCCGCCTGCATTCCAATAAGCTCCATATGAATAGCCCGTAATAATAGTAGGTTTAGGTGTATATAAATTAAAAGTTACACCAGGTTGTCCGCCTTTTGAATAAGCAGAATAGTTTCCAGTTTGAGGATAAACAGCATTGTAAGGAGTTCCTGAATAGTTACCACCCCAACCGGTTACAGCAAAACTATCTCCACCTAAGTTTCCATTTTGAGTAAGAGGAGTCTGCTCGAAATCATCAAAATACCCTTCAATTATCTTATAGTAATGTTTAACATCTTTCTTTACTGCTTTCATACTATACCTCTATGTAACCTTTAACTTCCCAATAAGCACCCAAACCACTGGAGCCATTTATGGATACATATATGCTATTTGTAGTACAAGAGCCTTTAATTGGTATTGAATTTTGAGAACCGGCTGGATTGTTAGTACCATTAGAAGACTCAATTAGACTTATAGAATAATTTGTATCTTTCATCGTTTTTAGCAAAGATATAGCATAAGTACCGTTTGTAGTTGTATATCCACCTTGTTCACACCAACCGTCTGAATACACTCTATACCAAGATGTACCATTTTGGTATGTTTCAACTACACATTGAATTTCAGATAAATCAGATTTATCAACCTTGCCGTTCAAATCAGTCGTAACTTCATCTATATCAACTTGGATATCTGTTTTGGTTGAAGTTGCTATTACGATGTAGTAGTAGCCGTCTAATGAAGTTGTTATATTTGATAACTGTGCTATAACACCTGACTTTGTAGGGTCGGTAGTAACACCAACAGTTATATTATTTCCTAAGTTAGAACCGCCAGTGCAACTTGTACCGTAGAGTAAACCATAAGCATTTTCATTAGAACCCAATTGCCAAGCTCCAGAGCCGATTAAACCTGCATTAATTGAACCATCAGTAATACCTAATGCTGTACCATTACCGACAACAGGAGTAGTGCCTCCACCAGTATATATTTTAGAATTATATTTAGGTAATCTAACTGTATTATTCGTACTATCGTATACGAACTTCCCACAAACGCCGTAATCTGTTATAGATTGTTGCCATTCCTGTTCAGGTGTAAAGCCTGTAACAGTTACACCTTCCCAAAAAACAGAATTATTCACTTTTATATAAGAATTATTTAGATTTATAGAACCATAGAAAGGGCTTAGTACCTCGCTATGATATTGATAATACAGACCACCTATAATAAAGTATCCTTCACTTCGTGTGGTAACTTTAGTTGTTGAAGCATAGTTAATATCAGTAATCCAAGTTAATCCATTATCTGTTGAATATTCCAGTGTATAGGCACTGCCTGTAAATTTTATTCTAATCAAATAGTGAGTGTTAGGTAAAACAGTATAAGTACCCGTATGTGCGCTACTACCACTACCAATTCTCAACTCTAACTTAAACTTTGATAAATCTATTTCATAATTTACTCCACTATATGTACCTGATGAATTGTAAAAGTTAGAATATATAAATTGTTGAGATGAAATATCACTTCCTGTTGTAATATCAAATACCATTTCCCAAGTATCATAATTTTCAGATATCCAAGCATTAGGTAAAGATGCATAAACATTATTTGCAAAGTTGCTTAAAATGCCATTATCATTTGTTAGATTACCTGTTATATCAAAATTATATGCAACTGTAGTATTACCTTGTGCAAAATAACTAGCAGTAGGGTTATCCGCATATAACTCTGCAATATAATCAACAAACGCACTATATATCCCATCACCTTGAATTAAACTTCCGTCTAATAAGTGTAGCCCTGCATCTGTTAGAGGGATAGTAGATGCTACTATTTCACCAATATTTCTAGAAGCACCACTCTTAACATCTGTCCAACTGGGTACAGTTCCGTTTGTAGTCAAGAACTTACCTGCATTATCAGTCTGGTCAGGTAAAGCCAGATTTGCAACAGCTTCATCAATCTTGTCCCAGTTAGCATTTAAGGCTACTTTGTAGTCAAAAGCAGTATTTATGTCTTCTTGGGTATATTTGAATAAATCCAGATTCTCTGTATATTCGCTCATATTTTCTCCTTATTTAAACCTCGTTACTACCCGTACTTTAATTGCAGGGGGTTGTACGGTGTCTGATTTCCCATAAATTGAGTTAGAACGAGATGCGTCAAATTGAAAATAACCACCCGTCCACGTAGTACCGGCTTTGGCAACAGCTCCACCACCAACGGCACGAAAAGCTCCGTCTGCCCAGCTTGAGTAATCATCTTGTGCCCCAATACGTCCTATAATATTTGGAAGACCTGCTGTTATATATCCAAAGGTTTCACTTCCCCAGATAGTAACATTCCTAAAATCAGGTAAAATCATATGTTCTTCATCTGATGGAATACCATACGTATTTCCATATGTTTGGTATAAAGACATATAATCTTCCTTTAAAACCTCAGCACCTTCTAAACGAACTTCATCTTCTCTTATATAATCATCAAGACGTATTATCGGTTGACCAATTCTATAAATTCGGTCATAAAGTTTAAGGTCAATGGTAGCAGCAAAACTATCAATCTTATCCCAATTTGAGTTCAAAGATTGATTGATTCTGAAAAGACTATCTCCATCTGTTTCAGTGTCATATTTGAATAAATTTAATTTATCTGTATATGTTGCCAACTATATTGCCTCTCTTGTTTGAATTAAGCCTTTGATGACTTCTTTATAAACTTCTACGGTTAATGTGTTTCCTAATAACACTTCTTCATCCATTTCTTCTTTTAAAGTTGAGATTTTACCATTTAAAATACTTATTTTTTCTTGTCGTTTTTTAGCAGCTTGCTCTTTCTTATACTCATCTGTTTTTTTATAAGCTGAATACAGCATATAACCTTCTTTTATTTCACCTATATAATTAACGGTTGAAACTTCTTTTGTTGTTAAATTAATTACTTCTTTACCTCGATTATCCTCGACATACACCCAATTATTTTTGAAAATAACAGCATAACCTTGTCTTGGGCTTAATGGTTCCTGTGTTGTACTATTTGCAGGAAGTAAAGGTACAAATTTACCCGTTCTTTCCGAAGCAGCATTATCTCGTGTAGCTTCCTCAGAGTATAAATATTCTTTTGTCTCACTATCAAAGTTGTATATTATCATTTGAACCTCGTTACTATTCTTATTTTTAAGGAAGGTGGCTGTACAGTATTTGACTTACCATATACAGAGTTTGAACGGGAAGCGTCAAAATTTGCTCCCCAATGACCCCAACCCGAATTAACACCGCCAGCGAATGACCCCCCACCAATTCCGTCAAAGTTGAAAGCTCCACTAACGTTTCCGAAATCTTGCGAGTTATTATTACCAACATATCCAGTAATATTTGGCAACCCTGCCTCAATATAACCAAAGTTTTCAGCACCCCAAAAGGTTTTATTTCTAGTATCTGGAAGTATAAAAGTGTTTTCTAATGAGGGTGTTCCATAATCATTTCCATAGACTTCATATAGCTTAGGGTAATCAGAGATTAAAACCTCTGCTCCTTCTAGTCTGACTTCATTTGAATACAATGTATTATCTAATCGGATAATAGGCTGACCAATTTTATAGGTTTTATCATACAAAGATTCCACATCTTCCTGAATAATATCTTGAATTTGAGCATACATAGCATCCAATTTATCCCAATTGTCATTGAGGATGGTGTAAAAATTAAAATATTCATACTTATCATCCTGTGGAATAATTTTTAACAGATTTAAATTTTCTGTGTATATACTCAAGCTATACTCTCCTGACTTTATATAAATTTTATATGCTTTTAACTAAGGGTTGGAAAACCAATCCTTTATTAAGTAGATTTAAGTTAAGGGTTGAAAAAGCATTAAAAACTAAACCCTTAGTAATATGATTAAAATTAAAGGTTAAAAAAGGAGTAAAAAGTAAACCTTTGATTGTACGCTTAGCTTCTTTTTTCAAATGTGAACAAATATTAAGAAAGTTTTCAAATGTAAACTCTGATTTTAAATGATATGATGCAACAAATACATATTTTCTCAATAAACCATATATGCCTGAAACCCAATTATTACGGAAGGTAACAAAATGACTCACCAAACTACTAATAACCAACGGTTATCCAATAAAATCCTACATACATACTATTCCCATTTTGCCATGCTATAAAATTCGTTAAAGTTTTATTTAAATAGATAATGTGGATTCCATGAATCTC